AGATGTGGGGCCTCGCGTTTTGTACCATTTGGCTGAGAATCCCGATATTGCTGAAAAGATCAATGGCATGACCATGACAGCCGCATTGAGAATGATTGGTAAATTGGAAGCGCAGTTCGAGAAAAAATCGGACGAGCAATTGTCGAAAACCGTTGTTAACAAGAGTAAAGCACCAGCACCGATAAACCCTATTAGGTCGGCAGCTAACGGGCGTGATGTGAACCTTACCAGCGATGGTCAATTCCACGGTTCATATCAAAGCTGGAAAGCGGCAAGACTTGCAGGGCGAATTCGCTAGTGAAACAAACGCAACAATCCAACATTTGGAGCATTTAACATGGCAAATAACCTTCTCACGATCAGCATGATCACCAACGAGGCCTTAATGGTCTTGGAAAACGAATTGACCTTTTCGGGTCAAGTTGACCGCAACTATGACGACCAGTTCGCGGTCACGGGCGCAAAGATTGGCGCAACCTTGAATGTCCGCAGACCTGGAAGGTTCGTAGGGACATCAGGTCCGGCATTGAATGTGGAAGACTTTAACGAGACTTCAGTGCCCGTTACCCTGTCGACCCAGTTCCACGTTGACACCCAATTTACTAGCCAAGACTTGGCCTTGTCATTGGATATGTTTTCTGATCGAATTCTCAAACCCGCCGTGGCAGCTATTGCCAACAAGGTGGACTTTGACGGTTTGACCATGGCTAAGAACAACACCGCCAACATCGTTGGTACTGCTGGAACGCCCCCCACTGGTTTGATTACTTATCTTACCGCTGGCGCTTACCTGGACAGCGAAGGCGCACCCCGCGATGGTCGCCGTTCTTGCGTGATCGAACCCTTCACGTCAGCAACCATTGTTGACAGCTTGAAAGGTCTGTTTGTCCCATCTGAAGCTATTGGCAAGCAATACCAAAAAGGCATGATGGGCCGTGACTCCGCTGGCATGAATTGGTTTATGGACCAAAACGTTGTGGCACAAACCTTTGGTTCGTATTCAACTGCGACCCTGGCTTGTGCAACCACCACGGCAACTGGTTTCCTGACCACTGGTTGGGCATCCACTTCCACCATTGCGCTGACTGCAACGACTGCAACCGCTGGCTTGAAACAAGGCGATGTGATCCAGATTGACGGCGTTTTTGCAGTCAACCCACAGAACCGTCAAGCCTACGGCAGCAACAAGCTGCGTAACTTTGTGGTGACGACTGCCGTGACCGTGGCAACTTCTGGCACTACCTCAGTGATCGTTAGCCCTGCCGTGATCAGCGCTGGTCAGTTCCAAAACGTGTCGATCCCCACCACTTCTGCAACCGCAGCTGTGACCCCGTTCAACAAAACTGGCACGGTTTCTCCCCAGAATATCGTTATGCACAAAAATGCGTTTTGCCTAGCCACGGCTGATCTCGAGCTGCCGGACGGGGTGCATTTTGCTGGTCGTGCAAGCGATAAGGAATTGGGTTTGTCGTTGCGTGTGGTGCGTCAGTACACCATTAACAACGATTCCATCCCAACCCGTGTTGATGTACTGTACGGCTGGGCTCCTCTGTACCCTGAGTTGTCTTGCCGCGTTGCAGCCTAAAGCTAATGGGGGCTAATCACCCCCGTTTCACCTAACACTTTTTAAGGAACATATATCATGGCAAATCCAGGACCAGCATCAACCACAACGATTCACCCCTCTAATCTGGCAACAAATCAAGCAATTCGCCTTTTGGCCTTTGCTAGTGCCGTTCCAGTTAGCGTGACGGGTGACGCATCGGTTACCCTTCCAATCAACAACACCTCTTCTTATAACGTGCAAAACGTGGCAATCACCAATGCCAACGTTGACGTTAGCAGCGGTGCATTGGCGATTTGGACGGCCCCAGCGGGTACGGGCACGGAAATTGTGACCAACGCATCGTTGACCAGCAATACCAGCTCGACCTATGTCACCAACTCAACCGTTGTTGCTGGCACTAAAGCCACCCGACTGACGGCTCAAACCCTGTATGTCAGAGTCGGGACTGCCGTTGCTGGCGGTACTGTTGACGTTTTCGTGTACGGGTATGATTTCAGCGAGTTTTAATCGTTGATTAAATAAGGAAAGGCCATCCTCAAAAGGGGTGGCTTTTTTCTTTTTGAAGCCTATAATTCAGACACAATTTTGAAGGATTGAACATGGTCAACACTTCTGTGATGCGCTACAGCGGACGCACCTACGCCCTAGACTTAACAACATCGGCAAGCGCCGCTTTGTTGATTGAGGCCACCACCAACGATCAAGTTAACTACGTTGCATTGATCAACACGGGTACTGGTAAAGCTGGCGTTGAATTCTCTAATTCCAGCACTGTCACCACCCCCACCATTGCAACAACTGGTATTAGCGGTTCTTTTGTGCTTCCAGGCGGGATGACTTTTCCCCTTTTGGTTGCAGTTCCAAAAGCACCGTTTTACATCAAGGGCATCAGTTCGGGCACAAACACCCTCTACATAACCGCTTGTCAAGCGGATTAAGGCGGCCCTATGGCTAACACAGCCGCAACAACGTCAACGATCAACATCGTGCCCGTCCAGGGCATATTTGATCCTGGTCCAGCCTTTACCCTTGTTTCGTTGATCGGACCAGCGGGAACAGCGTTTTATCCAAATATTTCGCCTAATCAATCGGGTTTAAATATTACAAACAGCACGATAAACAGCACCACGATTGGGGCAACTAGCCCTAGTACGGCTGCATTTACATCGGGCACGGTAACGGCAGCCCCATCGGGCGCAACCGACCTTGTAAATAAGCAATATGTGGATTATTTTGCTGCTGGACTTAGCTGGAAACAGCCAGTTAATGCTGCATCATTGGCAAACATCGCCAGCTTGTCAGGATTGCAAACCGTTGATACTGTTTCGCTAATTGCGGGTAATACGGTCTTGGTTAAAGACCAAACTGCGGCAGCTGATAACGGTATTTATTTGGTTTCTTCGGGCGCATGGACACGCAGCATTGGCGCTGATACCTGGGACGAATATGTTGGCGCAATTGTGTTTGTTATATCGGGTTCGCAAGCTGATTCTGCTTGGTATTCTTCCGCGCAGCCAGGAGGCACGTTAGGCACAACCGCTATCAATTGGTTTAACTTTTCTGTTGCATCAACTTACACAGCTGGCACAGGCTTAACTTTAATTGGATCGCAATTTAGCATCACCAACACAGCGGTGACGGCTGCGGCCTACGGTTCAGCAACCCAGGTCGGCACATTCACGGTAAACGCCCAAGGCCAGTTAACCCTGGCTGGAAACACCACGGTAACCCCCGCCGTTGGGTCAATTACTGGCTTGGGTGCTGGAATGGCGACTTGGCTTGCAACGCCTTCTAGCGCCAATTTGTTGGCTGCAATGACGGACGAAACAGGCAGCGGGGCTTTGGTGTTTGCAAACAGCCCAACGTTAGCAACTCCTATTTTGGGAACGCCGCAATCGGGAAATTTTTCAACTGGCACATTTACTTGGCCTACGTTTAACCAAAACACCACTGGCAACGCAGCAACTGCTACGCTGGCAACAACCGCCACTAACTTGGCTGGTGGTGCTGCTGGGTCTGTGCCATACCAAAGTGCGGCTGGCACTACTGCAATGCTTGGCATTGGTTCAGCTGGACAAGTTTTGCGTGTTGCTGCTGGTTTGCCATCTTGGGGAGTGGATTATGTGGGAACGGTTACTTCGGTGGCCCAAAGTTTTACAGGCGGTTTGATTTCTGTAACTGGTTCACCGATTACCACTTCGGGCACTTTGGCTTTAACGGTTGCGGGAGTATCGGGCGGTATTCCTTATTTCTCTAGCGCAACAACTTGGGCATCTTCGGCAGCCTTAACTTTACGCGGTGTTGTTTATGGCGGGGGTGCGGCTGGCGCACCATTAGCAACTGCGGCTGGCACAACGGGCCAAATATTGGTTGGTAATACAGGCGCAGCACCGTCTTGGGTAACTTTGTCTGGTTCTGCTGTTACTAGCATCTCGTTTGGAACGACTGGTTTAACCCCTGCAACAGCTACGCAAGGCGCAATTTCGGTTGCAGGTACTTTGGTTGCTGGCAATGGTGGCACGGGCGTGGCGACACTAAGCGGCTTGGCATATGGAAACGGCACAAGCGCATTCACGGCTGCGACTGCGGCGCAAGTGGTGGCTGTCATCAGCACAACGGCGGTAACAAATGCAACAAACGCAACGAATGCAACAAATACTAATATAACGGATGACACAACAACGGCGACTGCTGTTTATCCAACCTGGGTCACAACGACCACGGGTAATCTGCCACAAAAAACAGCATCTACTAAATTAAGTTTTGTTCCTTCAACTGGCGTATTAACTGCAACATCTTATGCTGGTTCGGGTGCAAATTTAACTGGTGTGATTACAACCGCTGGCACTGGTCTAACGGCCTCAAGCGGAACGCTAAATGCAACTGGTTCAACCATTAATTCGCAAACCAGCGCTTATGTATTGGTTGCTGCGGATGCTGGAAAAACAGTTTCTATTACCACTGGTGGCGTAACAGTTAACAATAGCGTTATGTCTGCTGGGAACATTGTTTCTATCTACAACAATTCAGGTTCAAGCCAAACCATTACCCAAGGAACTGGCGTTACTTTGCAATTTTCTGGACAAACTACTTCAACCACAGGCAACAGAACATTGGCTCTTTATGGATTGGCAACCATTGTTTATATTAGCGCAAGCAATGCCGTAATCACTGGATCAGGTTTGACATGACAATCATGCAAGTATTGTTTGGGGTTGCAAAAAAACTGCCATATACAGCAAGTTATTTGCTTGTGGCTGGTGGTGGTGCGTCTGGTTCTTTAAGTGGTTTTGGTGGTGGTTTAGTCGGCGGCGGCGGCGGCGCTGGTGGATTCTTAACAAGTACCACAACCATAACCCCGGGTACTACTTACACCGTAACGGTTGGTGCTGGTGGCACAGGTGGGGCTAATAATGGCAGCAATGGTAGTGATTCATCTTTTACGGGGCTTACA